TCATTTTCTGATTTAACTTCATCATTTTCTGATTCAATTTTAATTTTTTCTTCATCATTTACTTCAACTTCAACCTCATTTTTAACTTCATTTTCATCTTCAACTTGTTCTTTTTCTTCACTTTCATCTTCAACTTCAACTTGTTCTTTTTCTTCATTTTCTGATTCAACTACATCTTTTTCTTCATTATTTTCTTCAACTTCAACCTCATTTTTAACTTCATCTTCATTTTCAACTTCTTCATTTTCTGATTTATTTTCTTTTTCCAATTCATTTTCTTTTTCTAATTCAACTTCTTTTTCTTTATACATATTAGCTTGCTCTATTTTATCAATTTTCATTTTACTTATTAATTCTCTCTCCATTTCTAATTCTAACTGTTTTTCCTTTAATAATTTCTTTTTTTTAAGTTTTAAAAGTTTTCTCTGTCTATTTTCTTCTTGTTGTTTTTTAAAAATCATTAATTCACTTTTAAACTTATCTTGTTGTTTTTTAAATTCTTTTTGTTCTTTTAAAAAATTTTCTTTTTCTAAAAATAACTTATACTTTTTTTCATTAATTTTATTCTCTTGTTCATTAATGATTTTTTCACATTTTTTTTCTTTTAAATTATTTTGAACTGGAATAAGATTATCCAGAATATTTTTGTCATAATTACTTTGATTATGAATATCTTTTAATTCTTGATCTTTTTTATTTTCTTCAGTTTCTTTTTGGAATTCTTTATTTACTTCTTCTTGAAATTCTGTGTCTTCTTCTTGAGATTCTCTATTTTCTTCTTGAGATTCTTCATTTTCTTCTTCTTGAAATTCTATATCTTCTTGTTTTTGATTTTGTTTTATATCTTTTTCTCCAGGAAATTGTTCTATATCTTCTTCTTGAAATTCTTCATCTTCTCTATCTTCTTCTTGAAATTCTTCATCTTCTTCTTGAAATTCTTCATTTTCTTCTTGAAATTCTTCATTTTCTTCTTGAAATTCTCTATCTTCTAGATGAAATTGTTCTCTATCTTCTTTTTGAAATTCTTCATTTTCTTTTTGTAATTCTCTATCTTCTCCATCTTCTCCATTTTCTCCATCTTCTCCATCTTCTTCATCTTCTTCATCTTCTTCATCTTCTCCATTTTCTCCATCTTCTTCTTGAAATTCTTCATTTTCTTCTCCATCTTCTCCATTTTCTCCATCTTCTTCTTGAAATTCTTCATTTTCTTCTCCATTTTCTCCATTTTCTCCATCTTCTTCTTGAAATTCTTCATTATTATCTATTTCTAAATCACTTTCATTATTATTTAATCCACCATTTAAATGTTCGGTTTCAATATTAATATGATTACTTTCTATTTTTTTTATTTGATTAATTATTTTATTCATTGGAATATAACTTCTTAATGCTATTTTAATTGCTAATTTTGTTAATCTTTCTATATTATTTATATTCTGTTGTCTTTCTACAGAAGTTACTTTTTTATAAAATAAAAATGGATTTTTCCAAAAAATATTTGCACATTCTAAACAACATTTATATAAAAATTCATACCATTCGGGAATATATACTTTTAAACTTTTAATATTTGATTTATGTTCAAATAATTTAATTTTTATACTTTTTGATATAATTTCTGTTATTAATTTTAACATATATTGTGGTGTAGCATCATCTTCTTCAATTAATTTATGTAATGTATTCATACGAACTTGTATTTTTTTTTCTTCCCATTTTGTTAATAATGTTAATTCTTTTTGAAATTCTTTAAGTGTATTACAATTATCTGATATATTAACAAAAAATCTACAAATAGGTATAGATATATTATCAATTAAATAATTTATATATTCATTTTTATTTTCTATTAATACATTTATATTGTTAGACATTTTAATTAAAAAAAAATATAATTGAAACTACGATTTATTCGCACCTAATTAAAAATATCTAATATATTTCTATTTTTTAATTCAATTAATATTTCACGTAAAAATTGAACATCATATATAGAATTATGAGCATTATCTAATATTTTTAAATCTTTAGAAAATGTATAATTATATAATTCTATTAATTTTGGATATTTATATTTACCATATTTACTAGGTAATTTAATTATATCAGTTGTTAATTTCATAGAACATTTATATTTTAATTTTTTAATATTTTGTATTAAATCTAAATAATTATGTCTATATAATTCACTTAATAATATAAGTAAATCAAATGTTAAATTATGTGCTATAATTAATTGAGTGTTTTTAATATCTTCAATAAAATAATTAACAAAATCTTTAAAAGATATACCTTCTAATTTAAGTTTATCAAGTGTTATTCCATGAATATTTGTATTTGGAATATCTTCAACTTCATTAATATAATAATTTGCTGTTTTAATAACATTTAAATCTTTATCTAAAATTTCATAGCTAATTTGTATCATTCTTGCATTTTCATATTTAACAAGATTTGTATATTTATAATAGTTATTAGAACCATCTTTTTCAATTAATCCAGTAGTTTCAACATCAAATATAATATACATTTTATATTACATTTTAAAAATAAATCATTTTTATATAGATGGAATCCATTTCCAAGATAAATTCTCACATATTTTACGGAATACTTCTTCATTTTGTGCAATCTTTTGCCTACTTTTTAATAATGGAAATAATGGTAAATATTGTGGCATATCTAGTATTAAAAAGAATTTATGTAAAATATATGAATAAGATATAAAATTTAATCTATTAGGTGGAGCATATTTAATAAAAAGTGGTTGTGTTTGCATAAACATATTTGATAAAGTAACTTCTAATTCTGGTGAAAATTGTGGTGGTGGAATACCATTAATACGATTTATTATATATGCTGCATGTTCATAATATTTATGTGTTCTTAATTTTTTTAAGATTGTTCTCATATATTTTGGTGTTAATTTAGTTGTATCTGTTACTTTTTCTTTTTTAAGTTCATTTAATATTCTTTCAAAAACTTCATTCGGAATATCAGTACTCTCTTTACCTTGAATTTGAGAAATCCATTCTCTAAAATGATTTATTCTTTTATAACTATAATGAATATTATCTTTTTTATCAAAAACCATTATTGGTCTATTTTGTTCTGCTAATAAAACATCTTGATATCCACATTTTAAACACACCATTAAAGCTTCATGTTGTAAATTTGTCATTTCACCGTCATTACAATTTTTACATTTATTATCTATAAATTCACCATCAATATGATTTATATATTTACTATCTGTTATAGATAAATATTCATTTACTAATTTTGATTTATCTTTTTGTATAAAATTTTGTTGTAATTTTACATTTGATGATTCATCATTTACTTTTATATTTAATGCTTCTAATATTGTATATTTTTTTGGATTTATTTTTTTAGTATCAACATTTTGATTAACTATATCATAATAATCAAATAATATATTTCCAACATTTTCATAATAATTTAATTCATCAGTATTTGTTAAATTATCTAATTCATCTTTTAAATTTCTAATTTTTTCTTTGGTTTCTACATTACTAAACCATAAATTTGTTTTATTATTAGTGTAAATTTCTTTTTCCAAATTAATATTTAGAGAATTTAAATTTTTAATCATTGTTGTTAATTCATTAATTCTTTGATTTTTTTTTTCAAATTTTTTTATGGTATTACTATGGATATCATCTAGTGTTGATATTTCTTTTGTATTATCCACTACATGAATTCTTTTTTTACTACACCTTTCTTTCATCATCTTTTTAATAAATTAATATGTATTTTTTATCTTTATATAAACTAAATGGGAGGTGGATTATTACAATTAGTAGCATATGGTGCACAAGATGTTTATCTTACTGGCAACCCGCAAATCACATTTTTTAAAGTAGTATATCGTCGTCATACAAACTTTTCAATAGAATCAATACAACAATCAATTAATGGTAAATTTGATTTTGGTAACCGTGTTACATGTCAAATTTCTCGTAATGGTGATTTAATACATAGAATGATGTTAGAAGTTGAATTAAATCAATTAGATGTTGAACCACCAACACGTTTTACAACTTCTTCACATCGATATGTAAATTATATAGGTCACCGTTTAATTAAATCTATGGAATTAGAAATAGGTGGTCAAAAAATAGATAAACAATATTCACATTGGATGTATATTTGGAATGAACTTTCATTACCAATTGAAAAAGAAATAGGATATAAATCAATGATTGGTGCTGAAAGTGATGAAACTAGTTTTAAAGATAATAAAATATATATACCATTTGAATTTTGGTTTTGTCGTAATATTGGTTTAGCATTACCATTAATTGCATTACAATATCATGAAGTAAAAGTTAATATTGAAATTGAATCTTTTGATAATTGTTATTATAAGGGTGCTACTGGAACAACTGTTGGAAATATACCTTATGGTCAAACTAGTAATTTAATACCACCTACTTCTACAATAAAATCCAGTAAAATTAAAAATGCATCATTATGGTGTGATTATATATTTTTAGATACCGATGAAAGACGTAGATTTGCACAATTATCACATGAATATCTTATTGAACAAATTCAATTTAATGAACATTCAATTACTGTTGCTAATAAAGAACAATCTGTTAATATTGTAATGAATCATCCAGTTAAAGAATTAATATGGACAGTTAATCCAGATGACGGTAGAAAAAATA